CTACACAATCATGTCTAGATACATATGGCATTACATCATTGACATAAGTCACATCAATAATATCATTGTATCTTAATGACAATGCTTTGAATCTTTCATATGAATGACCACTTGCTAAGTTATGAACTGTGCCATTGAACTCCACTGGATCAAACATAATCATCGGTGTAATAACACCATTCTTACCAACTGTATATTGGTAACCACGGAATCTTGTAGATCTAACCATAGCATTGAATTTGATTGCAATACTATACTTATTCACATGATTCTCTCTACCAAGAGCTTTAATGATATTCTTATCAGTATAAGAGATAACTACACCATCATATGCAAATGGCATATACTCTCTAAACCAATCAGCTTCATCAGTAAACTTCTTGACTTGGAATAGTACGTTGCTATAATAACCCTGAATGACTCTATATCTATTAGGCTCTTTAGTAGCAAAATATCTATTCATGAATTCTAATTCTTCTATACGACTATTAAAGTCAATAGAAGTTGCTAATGGTACTAAAGTGATATAATCAATATAATCTCTAGCATTAGCTGAACCAATGATACCAGCTATTGCAGTTCTCATATTCTTATAAGTCTTACCAGTAGCATTCTGGAATCTAACTAGATCTTCTTTAGTTATAATTGCCTCGAACTTCATACCAATAATCTCATTATCGGATAGCTCATTAGGAAACTTATAACCATATAAGATATCAGTCAAATCTGTAGCTAAGTCAGCATCTAAATCTCCTCGAGTTCTAGCACTGACTACCTTATTATTTACTTCAGCTTCTACAGATAATCCATCATATTTGATTTCAGCTACCATCTCAAATGGAGTTTGATAATTAATCAATCCCATCATAAGATGTTTAGCTAAGAAGTCTCTTTCAAATATCTTTACCTTTGGATCTCTATCTGCAAATGCTTTCTTTGCATCTGATTCTAATACAAACTTACACTTATCTAAAGTACCAACTAATTGAGGATATTTATGAGCTGTATCTCTACCTCTATCTGATACTGTAATGTGATTAGAATCCATTGCAGGTTGCCATCTATTCGTTGGAATATCAATGAATGTATCTCTATATAGAGTATCATTGGTTTCCTTCGGATAAGATACAATAGCTTCTACATAACTTTCATTATTAGTTGCTTTACCTTTACCTTGGAGCTTAAAGTGAACTACATCAGACCCAACTTGAAAGTTAGGATTGTAGACTTTATAAGCTTCTAATAGTAAATCATATACGCCATCTTCTAATGGCAATACAGCTAGATCTGTATTGTTATATAGAATATTGCTGATACGTAGAATCATATCAGCATCATCTATATCCTGAATGGTCCAGTTTTGTTTATTTAACAAGACTGTAGTCCGTTCATTAATCAATCTTAAATTCTCGTCTTCAAAGACGTTATCAAGACTACCACGTAAGAGAGTCGTATAAAGATCTCTTAGTATCATGATTGCCTCCTTATTTAAAGTACTTAATATCCCTAGTTACCCATAAGGAATCTGTTTCACTATAACCTTCTGGAGGCTCACTACTCATAGCTCCTTCCATGAGTGCTGGGATACCTGGTTCAACGAAGTTATCATATACTGGATAATATTTACCATTGAATTCTTTAACTGTAATCTTCATCTTAGACTTATCATTCTCTCTTAAAGCTTTAAGATAAGAATAGTCTTCGAGCATTGCAGGTGTATAGAAATCTTCTTCTGGAATATCATACAATAATGCTTCTTGATATTTCTTCGGAACCTTTTCAAATGTTAATTTTAGACCAATAGCCTTAAGATATGCATTTACAATCTCAGCAGATCTAGATTTAGCATCAGCTGATAAAGTAATGTCTACATCATTAGGATTCTTAGTCAATAGATCTTTAATAGATCTACGTCCAATAGGAGCTGTACTATAGAGCATCAACATAATTACATTGATGTCATCACCAATGTGAGTCAATGCACTAATTTCCATTTCCCCTTGTCGGATAGGTGTATTAGTATATACAGGTTTATACAATCCAGCAGATTTATTACGACTGTTTTCACCTTTATTATTACTAAATGACATACTTGTAGCTGAGAACTTTTCTTCTGCATATTGTTTCAATCTACAGATATATTGTTTAGCTACAAGTACTGGTCTTAATGATTTAACCAACCGATAATTCTTATTAGAAGAATCAGGCATAGGAGTATGTACATACCCATGTCTTGTCTCTGGGAACTCAGCTAGAACTTTTTGTAAAGTTTCTATTGTAACTGGTTCTTGCATTGGTAAAATAGATAGAGTAATATTCCCATCATCGATAATGGAATTCAAATATTCCATACGTACTGTAGGATTACTATTATCAATAAACTCTTGCATTTCTCTAGCCTGACTAGGACTAAAGAAACTTACAAATTTTATAATCTTCTTAAGAGATCCATTAGTATCTTGCTTATTAAGATTACGTACAACTGCAGCTGATGCGGAATTGATTTCCATTTCAAATAATTGAGATGGATTCAAACGATTGACTACAGTTGCTTGGTTATATTTCATCTCTACCCTTTGACCATCTTCCGTCATAGGCATAAGTTCATCAGGTAGAATATTAGAGATGACACCTTTACCACCATATCGATTAGTTAACTTATCACCGATATGAAGTTCATTCTCTTCTAGGATATATACATCCATTTGTAAGTTAGAATATACATTATTATCTATATTGAACTTGACTCCATCCAAGATTTGTTGACTTGTATGGACTAGCTTTTGTAGATCATATCCTAACTCACATTTATAATTAGCCTGAAGTTTATGTACAGTATGGATTAACTCATCACAGAACCGCTTATTGTCTTGATAATACATATTAAGCTGAGTATTGTAGATAGAGTTCTCCATCAAGTCTGGATTATTAGTATGGATTTCAATACCAACTACTTTACCAGTACTTGTAATCTTCTCATCAGACATATTGATATCTTGTAGCTTATTGAATACTTGAGAGAATAAAGCTTCTTCTTTATTTTCTCGACGTACTGCTGCTAAGATACCTTCTTTGATATCTTCACCGATATCTGGGATAACTTTATAGATATCCTTGTTACCATATAGATTAAGTAAGATATCATTTTCATTGATCATAAATGAAATCTTCTTAACTAATGGAGATTTGAATCTCTTTGCACAAGATTCACTAATTTCGATAGCATCTTCTGTTGTCTTATTCTTTGCAATATACATTAATAAGACATTGATACCATCCATTCTATTATTGTACTCATCAAAACCTTTAGATTTAGTTACTACTTCTCCTTTCTCAATAACACTGCCTACGACAAGATTATCAAGAACTGAGTTATTAATCTCATATCCAAAGGATTCTGTGATATACTTATAATCCAACTTATGAAGAATGTCTAATGTATTAGTTTCTTCATTATGGACGATAAGATAGTACTCATGACCTGGGGTCATAGCATATCTTTCCACTCTAGCTAATACTGTCTTACGTTGATCAGCTTGTTGGAAAGATGTTGAACGTTGTCCGAATTCATTCTCAAAGCCAGTTTGAATGAATGGAACTTCAGATTTACATAGTGCCATAGATTGTTCTGAATGGACACTATACATAATCTTACGACTACCAGAGCTACTAGCTGGGAATGGTTGAATTAACTCTTTCCCTAGCACCTGTTCTGGTATTTGAATTCTTTGTCTAGCACGATTAATCTCGTCGTCTAGAATCAATGTGTTCGCCATTGTGTCTCCTTTCTATAAGTATTATAAAATGAAATACAGAAGAGTAATCAATACTCTTCTGTATCACCTTTATAATATATAACTTAATCTTCCAATGCTCTGAATGAAGCAATAAGATCTTTTGTAATAGATGCATTTGTAACTTGACCACTTGTAGGTACTGGAGCAATTAATTCATCCATTACATCACGAGCTAAACGTAAAAATTGCATACGGAAATCTTCTCGTTCAGTGAAGAACTCTTTAAAATCACGAGTTCTAAACTTAGTATCATATCCATCTAATTCTAAGTAAGCACCTTTAGTGGCAATCTTACCAGAATCTTTAAGCATAATCATTAATGAATAAAGTGGATCGAAACCGTAGTCTTGAGAGAAGATTAATGGTGTAGATTTACCAGCTTTATTTGTACGAGATTTACCTAAAGAGATATCCACTTGGGAACCAGAGAACCCAAAAGTTTCTTCTTTAAGTTTACTATCATCAAATCGAATGATGTTATTTGCTAAATAAGTTACAGCTCTACCACCAGGTAAAGATTCACCTTGTTTAAGATACATCAATTGACCTTTAGTGTGCATAAATGCACTAGCTTCAATCTTTTCAGTAATATGATTGATTACCAATAAGATAATATTAGTTGCTTTGATTAATTGCATTACACCTTTAAGGAGAGATGTATTTGCTTTAGCCATTGCCGTAGCCGCCATTTGACCAGATAATTCACCTTTATCTGCAATACGTTCTGGAGCTAATAGGGCAATGGAGTCAATAATCATAACAGTTGGGATAAACTTACTAATTGGATTACCAGATGAATCTCTCATTCCAGTATCATACATAAGTTTATCTTTATTTTTTAATTTAGTTTCATAGATAGTATAGATATCATCATAGATGGATTCTGCAGTGATACCACTATTCTTAATTGAAACATGGTCGAATAGATCTTGACCAATATATCCAGTTAAAGTTTCCAAACGTGGAATAGTAATACCACCTTCCATAGATTGGATAACCATTTCAGCACCTGGGAATTGGTTAATAATATTAGCCGCTGCTTGAACTGCAAATGTAGATTTACCAGAACCAGAACGACCAATAAGTAAGTTATAAGACCCATCTAGAATGCCACGATGAGTTACTGTAGTAATCTCACCTTTATCGTTATAACAGTTTAAACGATAACCATTCAATGAATCGAAATTTAAAAATCCTGTTGGGTATGCAACGTCATATAGACCTTGCTCTGGAGAGTAGCCAGTCACCTCGGCTACACGTTCAATTAATAAGCCCATAATAAAATCCTCCTAAAAATATTATTATAAGTTACTAATAAGTTCTAGGAGGAGTAAAAAAATAAAATACCCCAAGGTAGTTTAACTACCTTGGGATAGTTGATTAGAATATATAAAGACCTTGCTCTTTAAGTTCTTCTGCTATATATAAGACTTTATCATAATCAGCAGATAAAGCTAACATAGAGCATCTTACATCTTTACGAACTTTTTGTAGACGTAGACATTCTTGACTATACTTAGTTAGTACACGTTTAATTACAGTCATAGGACGGTCATTCAACATGAATAGCATAGCATTAGTTTCTAAGTCAAACATCCAGTTCTTAATAGATGTATTAATCTTAGGATCTTCACAGGATTCTAGCATTGAAGTTACAAAGAATTCCTCGAAGTTTTCATAGAAGAGTTCTCCATATAAGTCCATCAAATCTTCTTCACAAGTGTTAGCTGGGTCCATATATCTCATGATTGAAGTATTGACACGACTAATATTAACTGTCTCATTCTTACTAGAATAACGTGCTACAGATAATATAGTTGTTAATTGCTTATTAGTACAATCTACATAATCTAACTTCTTGTAGATACGTTCATTGATAACCTTAGAGATCTTATTTAAAGCTGTAAGAGTTTTGCCAAATCTATCTGGATCAAATGCGGATTCATTAATAACTTCAAATATTTCATATATCTCATTATTGAGTACACGAATTCTATCCTCTGATAGTTGTGGACGATTTTGAACCATAATCATTGCAATATATTGCCATGGTTCAAACTTAATGTATAAGCATCTAGAGATTGGTTTAACACCTTCACCTAGATAATAAATGATATCAGATAGATTGTCTTCAAAATATCTATATGCAATATCATGATCAGTCCAATCTAAAGTATTCAATTCATTCACTATAGTATCAGCAGATTTCTTGATTACTGCAGAGAATGGAATATCCTCTGCATATATCTTAGAGGGTTTTACATATTTATCAAATAGACCCATATTTGCTCCCTTTCTTAATAACGTTCTTTAAAGTCATCAATCTTGGAAGATTTATTACCTTTCTTACCATCTACATTGATAACTAATACGTCATCTTTAACAGAATCAAAGAAGTTTTCTTTAACCTTTAGTGTAGGATTCTTAACGGCAGAATTAGATAAGTTAAACATATCATCATCTTCTTCTAATTTCATACATCCAATTTGATCAAAGAAGCCATCTTTCTTTTTATCTACGTTAGAAGTTCTAGCTTTATATTCATTATAAATCTTTTCAACTTCTTCTGTAGGAAGTTTAATACCAGAAGCCATAATACATACACGTTCTTGACCAGCTGGTACTGTTTGAATATGTGTAAAGAATTCAAATGGTTCACCTAATTCTTCACGGATTTTAGCATTATCAAAACCAATGTTTTGGCTACGTTCAGATGCATACATAAATACACCAATACGTTTAGCTGTTGGAGTAAAGTCTAAGCTCTTTGTATCATAGATCATTTCTTCAAATAGTCTATCAAAGTCAGCTTGTTTCTTAATGCCATCAAATTCTTTAGTTTCAATAGTCATAAACCCAGGAGTTGTAGCAATCTTATACAAGTCAGTTTCATCAATATTTTGATCAGAATCAACTAAGTCTAAACCAAGCCATGTACGCATACGTTTACAGAATTCATTGTTAGCTTTACGTTCAGCTTCTTGTTTATTCTTACTAGTAGATAAGAATTTCTTATTACTAATAGCTTCAACTGTATAGTTGTCTTGAAGTTCTTGGAAGTATTCTACTGTATTTTGTAGACCACGAGCATCGTCTTCAAAGCCAGTAAATACCACCAAATGGATATTGATGTTTAATACTTCACGGATATATTTAGCTAATATCGTAGAAGATCCACAACCTGTACCACCTTCAGAGGAAGATACAATAACTACTGCATCATCATCTGGATCTGGTAAGGAATCAATCTTAAGCTTTTCAGATTTCAATGATTCAATTGTAATGCTTTTAGCACGACCACGTTCTTTACCACAGCCACCCATACCAGCACCAATGATTACATTAATATCATCATATTCTTCTTTCATATCTTTGCGAGTTGTATTAATAAGAAGCACATCACTTCTGTCAAATACACCTTGCTCAATAGCTGTCATTGCCGCTTTATTGCCTGCGGCACCAATGCCAATTAATTTTGCTTTCATAATAAATTCTCCTTCTTAATATAAAAAATATATAATATTGGATAGGCTTTAATAGCCTATCCAATTATTACCATAATGTATCAATATGAATTATAATCTACATACCACGAGATTGTTTAAGATATGCATAAGATTCAGCCATGATTCCATTTACACCTTTAATCCATTTATCTGCGGCTTTAGCATATCTCTTACCTCCGTAGATCATTGAGTTTAGACTAGTTTGTCCCTCCTGATAATAGTTCTTACTAATCCAAACTGCACCATTAACTATACCATCATACATTGTATTTCCCATATGATGAGCTGCATTTGGATTAGCATCTATAGCATTAATACCGAAATAGTTGCCTCTATCTCTAGCTAGATATGATCTACCATAATCAGATTCCCATGAAGCATGAGCAAAGATATAGATAGGATCTAGACCAGATTCTTTAGAAGCTTCAATAAATACATTACCTTGACCTTGGAATGGGGATGTACCACTTGGGTCAAAGTGTCTAATAATATTATTCATATCTTCTGTAGTTACATAAACAGACTTATTAGATAAGTCAGAATTTTGATCTACATAATATCTAGAGTTAGCTTTCTTATTATCTTCTGCATTAGCAGCAGCTTGTCTAAGTAGTTCCTGTCTAGCTAGTTGAAAATATTGTTCTAAAGCTTTAGTTGTATTTGGATCTACTTGATCTTTTTTGGCTGGCTCTTTCTTCTTATCGTTCTTAATAAGAAGATTGTCTACTTTATCACTATAATCATCACTATTCTTTACTATAGCTTTCAATACAATATCTAAGCTATTATTATCATCTTGATGACCAGTTTCTAGTGCCTTTATTGGTAATATAGATACCAATATGGCGATGCAAAATAAGGTAATTTTCTTAACCATTATATTCACCGTCCCTATAATATTAAAATACAAAATAAAAGCGATGGAGTTTATCGCCCCATCGCAGTGAAAGATTACTTATCTTCTTTCTTTTGATCTTCTTTCATTTGCTCCTTTAGAGCCTTTTGTTGATCTTCTTTAACTTCATCAAAACCAAGACCTAAGTCACCAATTTCATGAAGTACACCAATTTTCTTTTCCATAGTTATTCTCCTTTATTAATATAAGAATACACATTATCCTTATGTTTACGTATAGTATAATTTTATACTACCAACATTCACTCTTATAATATATAACCTCTAAACATATTAGTAAAAGTTTAAATACTTTTATTGTTGTTGTGAGTGATGTGATTGTACAATCATGTTTACCTCCTTTAAAATATGGAATAAGAGATTGTATTGTGGACTACTCATCTAGATATGAGTAGTCCGTGATACAGTTATAAGAAAAAAATAAATAAGATTAGGAGATGGGATTAAATCCCATCTCCATCTTTAATTATTTTACAAACCACTCAGGCACTGCTTGAGTGAACATGTCGTCTGCTGCTTTAGCACGACGATTGATGCGTTCTGCAAACTCATCAGTATCGAACAATGGAACACTAATAGCTTCATTAAACTTACTGAATTGACTATGGCTAATTTGATTATTCCATAGCATTTCAAATGCAGTATGACGCATCTTAAATGCGTCATCCCAACTCCAAGGACTGTTTACTCCTTGATTGTTTTCTTCAAAGAATTGTGTCATAGAGTTGAAGCAATTTTCGAATAGGTTGTCTGTTAACATGATATACCTCTTTCTGCCTTGTGGGCTTAAACTATAAACTATATATCATCATATCACCTTAATAATATGCAACTATAAATACCCACTATTACAAAATGACAAAATCTATCCCCTTAGGATTACTATGATCCTAAGGGGTATTTATTATTGGCGTCTAGATACTGTCTTATCTTTAATAGTTTGTGGAGTCATATTATTAATATTAATCAAGTTAGTATTAATATGAGATCCTATCATATATACATTCATCATATTCTTAGATAATACATCTGTCTTATCTACAGGGATATCTTCTAATGATACTGTACCAAGAGTAGAGATAGTATTATACATAGCTTGCTTAGCTTCTACTGAGTCAGCACGAGCACGAGAGAATTCTGTTAATGTATCTTCCATACCAGATACTACAAGCGATTCCATTTCACGGTCAGACGTAGCACCATTCTTATCATGACCTACAAGACGACCAGTCTTATTATCACGAGATACTATATTAGTAGAGATGGAGTTCTTCTTAGTTAAGAATTGTTTCATTTTTTTCAAATGAAGATATACTACTAATGCTTCTTTAGTCCATACTGGTTCACCATCTTTGTTTATATATAAATCTGGTGTAGCTACCTTTTCCATTAATGGTACTCCAAGGATATTAGCTGCTTTCTCAATCTCAATGAAAGTTGGTTCAATCTTAAAGATACGTGTTTGGAATCTATATGGATATTTCTTAGAGATATAATCTAAGAACTGTTTATCATTCATGTCTTTAAATAGATTAGCATAATATTTAGACATACTTTTAGTTGGATCTAATGCATCCATTACTTTATATACAAGCTCTTCAGCTTGCTTACGTTGTTTAGTCATATTAGCCTCCTTTGATTTAATGAATTGTTCAAGATGGCTAAAATTTACAAAAAAAAATAAGTGGAGGCTATAAAGCCTCCACCGTTTCATAGAACCAAGGTTCTCTCACGATAAAATTGAGATAAACTTGGTCATAACCTTCTAAGTGAAGGCGATTAACTAACATCTGTATTGCTCTACCCAATTTAGGATCTTCGCTATTGATATATACAACAACAATTTCCTTTCTATTCCGTGTAGAGAATACTTTATTCAAAGCATCATTAACTTCTCCCTTAGAATAATTTTCAGAAAGATATTGACTGAATATACTTTCATACTCATCTGTGTAACCAATAAGATAGAATACATCAGCATCTAACTTAATTGGTTCACAATTCCATTCGTTATTATCGTGGAACTCTACATACGTTTCGATACCACCCATAGTATCTACTTTATCCCAATATTTATAAATTTCCATTTCATCCTCCTGCAAAAAATAAAAGTGGCAAATTTTACTTTGCCACTTTTATCTTAAATTACTCTTTTGCATTTCCAGAGATATGTGTAAAGATCTAGTGTCTTTATCCATATCTCTTTATAACCAAGTTCTTTGGCTGCTTCTAGACATAATTCTAGAATTCTATCAGGATTAGATTTCCTATGCTGGTTATTATATAATACTAGGATATCTCCTTTTTTGAATGCAGCCATTTTCTTGATAATATAATCTTTATTGATTATATTTGTATTTTGGGTATTTTCATAAAGATATGGAATCTCTCTACAAAATCCTCTACCGCCTATTATACGAACCATGTCACCATCTACTTGAATTGGCTTGCCATCCCAGCATCCGTTTTCATAGTAGTCTACTTGGAATTTTACTTCAATTAGAGAGCCAATATAGTCGTGATATTTGTACACATTCGTCTCCTCTCGTATTATAGAACAAGATGTTGGTCCATATTTTTTTAGCTGATGGACGCATGATATTAATTCATATCGAAGCATATATCTAAGCTCTTCATCAGAGAGCTTATTTCTTCCTGCCCCGATCATATAATTTGCTTGTGCAATAACAGAACCTAGTCCTGTTATATTATTTTCAGGCATCTTTAACGTTTTTAGTAGAATGCATGATTTTTCTGTAAAGTTCTTTTCGTTTACAGTTTCAATAATCTTTTTACATTCGATTATTGCTTTTCGATGCATGGTTTCACCTCCTAAAAAAGGAAGCCCTCCGAAGAGGGCTCGTACTATTGATCTAGAGAACGGCAGCCGATCACTCGACCTTGATCGTCCCTTACCTGCATTCCAGGAGTGAATAGATCATCTCGGCGAATACCTTGCTGTGCAAGAGCCGAGATAATCATGTTTGATACAATATACCCTACTCCAGGTGCTTGGGCAGGAAGCCCTTCAACTTCCCCAAATGTGGTATGAGTTCGTGTTACAACCACTTCACCAATTTGAATTTGACCAACCTGTTCAGTAAAAGATGCTACACGAGCAACTCCGGTAGATTCAATAGATAGTACGACTGTATCACCATCGAATACTGTTACTGTGTGAGGTGTTAGGTTGATAATTTGTAATTGAGTTGTTTCCATGATAGATCTCCTTCCTTCCCATGCGGGATTAACTAATTTACTTTGGGTCTATCATGGTTATAATATATAATCATATATATATACAATTGCAAAATCTATCCCCTTAGGATTTCTATGATCCTAAGGGGGATTGTTTTATAATGCACTGTAATGAATTAATAATGTGAAATATATTAATACTGATCTATGGTAACTATTCTTAGTAGCTAAGCGATTACGTCTATGAACGTATCTCTTAGAGGATTCCATTAACCATTTCTCTGTAATATCTTTAATACGTAAGATATTCTTATCTTTACTATTTGGTTTAGGTTGAATAGAGAATTTAATAAACTCAGCTGTACGTACATCTTTATTTCTAGACTGAGCAAAGTATGTATAAATGATTAGACTAACAAACTCACGAATCTCTGAGTTTTGTTTAGTATCATTCTTTACAATATACTCAATGATATCTTTAATCTCATCGGTTTTAACTAAAGCATCTGCAGACATCTTACAGAACTTATAGTTTACTGATAGAGTTGTAATTTGATTTACTGCTTTATCAATAAGACGTTCTGCCATTAAGTTATCTGTGTCTGCAAGACGATATCCTGTATCGGAATAGTCATCTGATGCATAAGTAATATATTGAGATTTATTTTCATATGCTTCATAATATAGACTAGCAATATTCTTCATGAAGGATTTAATACGACCATGTAGTTGTTGGATTAGATATACACAATCATCATCTTCAAAGTCTTTAAATCTATCAGTATATGTATCTAACCAAGTATTAGAGATAGACTTAACTGCATTGATTACATTACCTTTAGACTTAAGATCAAACTTACCAGTTAGCATATTATTAACTACATAGTCCATTACCCATTTATATTCAACTGGTTGGACTTTCTTAAAGAAACCATAATGAATAGATGGATAGAACTTACCGGAGAATGCCATATTAACTATAGCCATATCTAACATCTTAGAATCTCTAGATTTCCAGAAATATCTAACTAGACATAGTAAGACTATAGTACATTCATCTTTAGCTGCAGCTGGGTTGAATGATGCAATCTTAGCATAATAAGTTTCTTCCATGAAATTAGAGATAACTTTCTTATCAATCTTTAGAGTATTAAATAACTCATCTTCATCTTTAGGAGTAAAATAGATTCTTCTATATGGTGCTATATCATATAGATCTTCTGATCTATCAGATATAAACTTACCAATATATCTTTTATAATTAGACAGATTCTTCTTAATCTGTGTTTCCACTATAGGGTATATCTTCTTTACGATAGCTTCTGTATTTTTCATTATATACCGCCTTTCTGATTATTAGTTTGTTCAAAATGGCTAAATTAACAAAAAAAGAAGAAGGGAACGAATCCCTTCTTCTCTTAATTATTTATCTTAGTCTATCATTATGATAATTAATGATATTGTCTACAATATCAGCATATGACATTTCATCTAGTTGTGACTTATAATCATCAACAGATGGATTTTCAATATTCGCATCAGGAATAAGATCAAGTAGATAATTGATTCCAATATTACCTTCTAAGTAAATCATATTATAAGGTAGATATCCAGCTTTGATTCCTCTATAGAAGTAGTCTAAGAATTCTACTGCATCTTCTGGTAAACCATAAGTTTCTTTATTCTCTTCTTTGTATAGAGTTAAAGCATAGTTTACTGCTTCAAGGTCAAGTTTAATATCTTCAAATACTCTAGACATAATTCGAATAGCACAGTCTACCACTGTTTCAATGCTATAGCCTTTCTTAAACTTAACCTCTTGAGTATTAATATCAATACTCTTAACAACTCTAGAAGACTCATGTAAACTTCTATTAATCTTTCTAATCCAATATTTAACTGGATCTTTTTCTTCAAAAGAGTCTATTACAAATAATACATTATGTCTAGTTATTCTGCCATGTAATAATCTATCAATACAAGATAATTTATAATTATCCTTAGGGATATTGTCAGAAACTACATTACCAAGTGGTATCTTTGACATAATATTTAATGCCTTTATGCTATCAGTTAATGTAGCATTATCAGATACAGTATGGAATGGTATATCTTTCATGCCTCTTTCAAGCATATAATCATTTGTGAATGTATTAGCATTAATATTTACAATAGCTTCTTGAATGATTTCAACTACATCTTCTTTAAGAGAATATACAATATCCTCAATATCAGTAGTATCTTTATCAATAATATTAATAGTCAATTTCTTATGATCAAATGTAATCATATCGCTATATATACAAGATGCAGCTTCATTCGCAATACTTCGTTTACAATCATCCATATATTTTGCAATATAGTATAAATCCTTCTTAGTCAAGTTAGGATTATTTAACGTATTAACTATATTTACAGTATTATCATCTGCAAGTTTATTAAACTTATAGTCTACCATTGCACGATAATATTTATTTCTAGTATTAATACGATTATTATAAATATCTTCTTGTGTATACATTATTCTACCTCTTCTGCTTCTATAGCTACAACTGCATTGATTGGATGATTTAAACATAATTCCATATCTAATAATTCCACAACATCATCTAGCTCTGGAATATTGGATTTCTTATATTCAAAGTAATCTTCTGCAGTCTCAATCCAAAGTGTTTCTTTATCGTAAGAATATGATTTGATTTGATCAATATTAATACGACGATCTTGTAATCTAATAAACTTTACCATAATGAATTCCTCCTATTTAACAAATTCATCTAAATCAAAATATTTGTTAATAAACGTAACTTCATCGTAGTTCAAGAAGTCCTTATCGCTAAAGTTTCTAATATCTAATGCTTCTAAGATCTCTTTATCTTCACCACCACAAATACGTCTAATTAAATCCATAACATATTTTGTTTCAGCACCCTCAACGCCAACTTCATTTAACATTCTATTCAATTGCCTACGTAATGGATATTGAAGATTATAAATTCTAATCTCTATATATTTTTCATCTATTGATGTTATGTCATCAGTAATATAGAATAATGCTTTATATTGTTTTAAAGCTGCATCATTATTTAGAAGGCTATTAAAGAATTCACCATATATACGTTTGTATTTATAGTTATTGAATTCTGTTAGTTTATCAATAATAGATTTCTTATTGAGTAATTTAATACCAGTATATGTCTCAAACATAGTTACAGCATCATCATTCTCTGGTATAATTACTATAAGTTGTAAATCATGAATACGTTTATTGAAGTCATATTCATTTAATAAACTTTGCATCTCTAATAGATACATATTGATTACGTGTAGTGTCTTCTTATAATCAATACTATCAAGAATATTTTTAATATATGCATTGAATTTTGTATCTTCCATTGTTATTTCCTCCTAGTGTGTTAAACCATATACTGTAAATCCTAATAAGATTATACATACTGCAAATATAATATAGATAACTATATCTATTCTATTACTTTGAGTTATATCTTCTAATAGAGTGATATAATTTTCTTCTAGTAATATAACTCTAGATTTAGCATCTGTTAATGATTTTCTTAAACGTTTATTTTCTTCCCGTAATGCTTTAATATCTTTACCAATTAATTCTACAGTACTACCTACTTCACTTCTAGTTAATGGGATAGCATTAATCTTCTCAGCTTTTCTTTCTTCATCCATATCTATTTCTCCTAATGAGTGATTGCATATCCAATAATTATACAAAGAATTACTATAACCAAACCAATTAGTCCTAAACCGATATTGATAAATATAGTAATATCATTATCAATACTATTAATTTTTCTTTCAAGATATGCTACTTCTCGATCAAGTTTAGCATCTAGATTACGTGAAGACGTATTACAGTTTCTATATAATTCTTTAATACGGTCATCCATCATTTCATTATCTTTCTTAAAATAAAGTATTACTCCTTCAATATCCTCTCTAATTTTATCAATTTCTGACTGCTTATTAAAAAACATCATATACATTCCTCCTAGTGAATCTTTGTAATATAAATAATGACTGATACTATTAAAACTATAATTAGAGTAATAAGTAAATCAAATACAAATTGAATCCTATCTTCAAGTTTCTTAATTTTAATAGTCATTAACTCATTATCAGATCTAAGTTTATCTACATTTGAATTTGTTAAGAATGCAGCTCCTTCAAGAGTACTTAATCGTTTATTTTGCATCTCATTATATCTAGTCATACGGTCTATAATATTAGACTCCATATCCATTCCTCCTACTTTGTTATATTATCGCAATCTATTAAATACTCCTTCGATTTCAGTATAGTCAATATCGAAGTAATCACAAATCATCTTAATATCATTCATATTAAATCTATAAATTTTAGGGTCGATCTCTTTCCCTAATATATACTTTAATTCAAATCTGAGTTCAGATTTAGTCGCTGCACCAAGAATAGCTGCAATAGTATTTAATACAGCATCAGTATCTGGAACAGAATCAAGATAAGTATATTCATCTGAATTATAATTGATTCTACTTTCACATATAAGCTCTCTTATAGTTCTAGATAATTCAGTACGTAATTCTTTTTGCTTAGCTCTAATAAGAGTTAGTACATCAGTATATTTACCTAAATTATAATCATCATCACAGAATAGACGAGTTACTTTAGAAGCATTACTATAAGCTATAGTTCCTGGTAAAATTCGTCTAAAGAAGTCGCCATAGACTTCAAACTGACCAAACTTTTCTATATTATCAATAAATAGTTCAGTACTAGAGTCAGTTAATTCAGTCTTAGTATAATCTTCAAATATTTTTATTGTAGTCTCATTAATTGGTGAGATTTCGATAATGTTTATTTTCTTTAGCATATTTTCATATGCATTATCATTTATTGATTCTCTTTTCTTCATTAATGCTTCGACTATTTTCTTATAATTCGAAATTTTATCCATATCCATTACCTCCTATTATAAACTTGGATATATCATTACACGGTTATAATATATGATCTCTCTGATTATTACTTTGTATGAATGACACTACTTTTCTATACCCTTAAACAATAAATTAATTATAATCTTAATTAACCAAGAGGAGCATAGAAAATAATGTTTTTTGCTGAAAATGTAGAAATAAAGAAAAAAGAAATCCAAGTACCTGTACAAGAAAAGTACTTTGGTAAAGATAGAGATACTAAAGCTCTTGAAGATGAATTTAAAAATCTTATTAATAAAAAAGGAAACTATAATTGCTCTAAGATCGAGAAGATCTTAGAAAAGAAATTTGGTTTCCATAAAGTTACTGTTCTTATTGATAATACTGTAAATGAATTGAATGCTTATACTTTCTGTGACTATGATGAGTCTAGAAAGATTTCTATTAAGAATGGTGAATATAAACTACAACCGAATAATGAGTACAAGGTATATATCTACTATACTAGAGGAATCTTAAGTGGTGTATTATCTCCAGCTGAGTTGGTTGCTATCACATTACATGAAGTTGGTCATCACTTTAGTTTAAGAACTAATATTATCAATCTTAATACTAAGATGCTACAAATCCTAGTAGATGGTGTATTAGATATACAAAAAGCTTTTAAAGTTTCTAATAGTCCAGATACAACAGATGGAGATAGAATCTTAAATACTATTAAGATCTTTGCATATTTAACAGTGCCTGGATTGTTATGGATCTTTGTATTCTTTAATGTATTAATCTTATTCGCATCCATGATGGATGGTGCAGTGACTGCAATCACATCTTTAGATATGCTTCTTACTCCAGAAGGACGTAATAAGTTATTTAGATTAGTTGAAGATAAATTTAAAGATGTATTTATTCGTGTTCAGTTACATGATCCAGAAGAAGAACGTTCTGATAGCTTCTCTACTATTTATGGTTATGCACCAGAATTAGCATCTGCTCTAGGTAAAATTGAAGGCAATATGCTTAACCAATCTCCTGCAATTAAAATGCTTCAAAGATGGTGGACAGTTCCATTATATATGATAATTGGTCTATTCGATCCAAAAGCTCATGGTATCCAATCTGCTAGACGTATTGGCGGTATGGTAGCTACTTTATCTAAAGAACTTAAAGATAGTTCTAATAATAACAAAGAAATCAATCAAGTTATTAAAGACTTGAATGCTGTTGAAGATAAATATGCACAATACTTAGAAGACCGTATTGAAGAGAATGATACTAAACGTGCATTACCTCCATTAGCTGATGTAGCTAATGCTAATGTATGGAGATATATCCTACGTAATAAACGTGACTTAGAGTTATTGTCTTATGAATCCTTAAGAAAACTTATTTTACCACGATAAAAGTTATCCCCTATGGAGCTTAGACTCCATAGGGGAATTTTTGTATAGCTTCACATGAGAGGGTTTGTTTCGTAGAATAATATTTTTACAAAGGAGAATTTAGTAAAATATCCATAAGTTGCTACTGCTATACACTACCTATGTGTTAGAT